GGTAATTCGCGCGCGCGGCATTTCTCTAGCGTCAGCCCCAATCAGTCTCAAACGGGACTCAGCGTGAGAAAAACGGCCATAGGCTCCCCAGCTGTTTGATAGTTCAATAGTTCACTATGATTTTGTCGAACCTTAAGGGCGCACAACGCTAGTGCTGGTCACGTTTAGCGAGTTTGCGGCGTTGAAGGGTTGCGCGAAGGGCACGGTCACGTCAGCCACCAAGAGCCGCATTGCAGCAGCGGTGGTGGAGAAGGACGGCAAGCGGTGGCTGGACCGCGACCTGGCGCTGGAGCTGTGGAACCGGAACACCAAGGCAACCCATAACGCGAAGGTGAGCAAGCCGGACCCGATCGAGGCGCCGCTGCCTGAGAGCCCGCGCGAGCTGCGGAAGGCGATCGAGGCGCTGCCGGATGATGCGATCCCCGAGCTGAACGAAAGCCGGGCACGGCGTGAGCATTACCAGGCTGAGCTGAGCAAACTGCAGGTGGCGCAGCAGCGCAAGGAGCTGGTGCCGGCCGAGGAGGTGAAGAAGCAGGCGTTCCAGATTGGACGCAGCGTGCGAGAGGCGCTGAGCAACCTGGCTGATCGGCTGAGCCATCAGCTGGCGGGCGAGACGGACCCTGCGGTGATCCACCAGCTGCTGAGCGATGAGCACCGTGATGCGCTGCTGGCGCTGGCAGACTCTGGATCATGATCGAGCTGTTGCACGGGGATTGTCTGGAGCGGCTGAAGGAGCTGCCCGACTGCAGCGTGGACGCGTGCGTGACGGACCCGCCCTATGGGCTGAGCTTCATGGGCAAGGCATGGGACTACGACGTGCCGCAGGTGGACGTGTGGCGCGAGGTGCTGCGGGTGCTGAAGCCCGGCGGCCACCTGCTGGCGTTTGCGGGCACCAGGACGCAGCACCGGATGGCGGTGCAGATCGAGGATGCGGGCTTTGAGATCAGGGACATGATCGCGTGGGTTTATGGCTCGGGGTTTCCTAAGTCGCTCGATGTGAGCAAGGCGATCGACAAGCGGCGCACAGAGGACTTGGAGCCGGTGCGGAAGATCTGCTGTGTGATCCGCGCGGCGATGGAAACCCGCGGTCTCAAATCGCGGCACCTTGTGGATCATTTCGACGGCTGCCATCCGAGGCTGATCGACCACTGGGCTGCGCGCGACACCGACAGCCAGCCATCACTGCCGACGTGGGAGCAGTGGCTAAGGCTGCGCGAGCTGCTGGAGCTGGACGCCGAGCATGATGCCGAGGTGTGGAGGCTCAATGGCCGCAAGGGGCAGCCGGGTGACGCATGGCAAACGGCCGAGGTGATCGGCGAGCACCAAGGGCAAACGCCTGGCTTCGGGAATCACCGCTTTGAAGTCAGCGACACAAAGATTCGCGCGCTGTCTGATCAAGCGCAGCAATGGGCCGGCTGGGGCACCGCGCTGAAGCCTGCGCTGGAGCCGATCACGGTGGCGCGCAAGCCGTTCAAGGGCACGGTGGCAGGCAACGTGCTGGAGCACGGCACCGGGGCGATCAACGTGGATGGGTGTCGGGTGGGGACGGAAGGCGGAACCACGCGCAGCGAACAGGCTCCTTACGCAGAAAGCGGATGGCGCACTGGGCATCAAGTTGTGGCGCTCACTGCCTGCCGCTGGCCCGCCAACCTGATCCACGACGGCAGCGATGAGGTGGTGGGGTTGTTTCCGCAGGCGGCTTCCACTGGCAAGCCCGGCCGCCCTGCCAAGCCAGCAAAAGGCGATCTCAGAGGCGGAATGTTCGGCGCCATTGGCGAGAAGCAGGGGCCGCTCTATTCAGACTCCGGCAGCGCCGCCCGCTTCTTCTACTGCGCAAAGGCCAGCAAGGCCGACCGCGATGAGGGCAACAGCCATCCGACCGTGAAGCCCACCGAGCTGATGCGCTACCTGTGCCGGCTGGTGACACCACCTGGCGGCGTGGTGCTGGATCCGTTCATGGGCAGCGGCAGCACCGGCAAGGCCGCGGCGCTCGAGGGCTTCCGGTTCATCGGCATCGAGCGGGAGGCGGAGTATCTCGAGATCGCGCGCGGCCGGATCCAGCTGCCTGAACAGGGAGCGCTGCTGTGAGCGTGTGGCGCGCTGCGTTCATGGATGGCCTGCGGCCGGAGCCGCCGCTGCAGGTAAGCGAGTGGGCAGATAAGCACCGGCGGCTGAGCAGCAAGGCAAGCGCGGAGCCGGGACCGTGGCGCACCAACCGGACGCCGTACCTGCGGGAGCCGATGGATTGCCTGAGCACGACCAGCACGGTGCAGCGGGTGGTGATGATGTTCGCGGCGCAGACGGGCAAGACCGAGAGCGGCAGCAACTGGCTGGGCTATGTGATTGCGCACGCGCCGGGGCCGATGCTGCTGGTGCAGCCCACGGTGGAGATGGCCAAGCGGCTATCTAAACAGCGTCTCGAGAGTCTCATCACTGAGACGCCGATCCTGGCGGAGAAGATCGCACCGAGCCGCAGCCGCGACAGTGGCAACACGATGTTCAGCAAGGAGTTCCCCGGCGGGATGATGCTGCTGACTGGGGCCAACTCGGCCACCGGCCTGCGATCGACGCCGTGCCGCTACATCTTCTGCGATGAGGTGGACGCGTTCCCGCTGGACGTGGATGGTGAGGGCGACCCGGTGAGCCTGGCGGAGAAGCGGGCGACCACGTTTGCGCGGCGCAAGATCTTGCTGACGAGCACCCCGACCGTGAAGGACTTCAGCCGGATTGAGGCGGAGTTTGAGCGGAGCGATCAGCGGCGGTTCTATGTGCCGTGCCCGCATTGTCAGGCAATGCAGTGGCTGAAATGGCCGCAGCTGAAGTGGGAGAAGAACGACCCGGCCACCGCGGCCTATGAGTGCGAGGCGTGCCGCGAGCGGTTTGCGGAGATCCACAAGCCGGCGATGCTGCGCAAGGGCGAGTGGCGCGCGACGGCCCCGAGCGATGGGAAAACTGCCGGCTTCCAGCTGAGCGGGCTCTACAGCCCACTGGGCTGGCTGAGCTGGGCGGACATGGTGGACGACTTCCTGCGGGCCAAGACCGATGCTCCGATGCTGAAGTCGTTTGTGAACACGCGGCTGGCCGAGACGTGGGAGGAGGACTTCGCCAGCAAGGTGAGCGCGAGCGTGCTGCTCGAGCGATGCGAGGCGTACCCGGCTGGCAAGCTGCCGGATGGTGCGCTGGCGGTGACGATCGGCGTGGACGTTCAGGGCGGCGGCGGATCAGCGGGTGATCGCCTTGCGGTGAGCGTGTGGGCGTGGGGCCGCGATGAGGAAGGCTGGCTGATCGATCACCAGGAGATCATGGGCGACCCATGCCGGGCGGAGGTGTGGAAGCAGCTGGACTTGCTGGTGATGCACGAGTGGGAGCACGCGAGCGGCGGCAAGCTGCGGGCGGATGTGACCTGCGTGGACTCGGGCGGCCATGCCACGGCGGAGGTTTACCAGTACGCGCGCGAGCGAGCTGGTGCGGGGGTGATCGCCATCAAGGGCCAGAGCCAGCGGGGTAAGCCGCCGATCGGCAAGGCCAGCAAGGTGGACATCAACGCCAAGGGGCAGACGCTGAAGCGCGGCGCGGCTGTGTTCCCGGTGGGTGGCGACACGGTAAAGACCACGCTGTTCGGGAGGCTGAAACACAACGAGCCAGGACCGGGCTATCTGCACTTCCATGCGCAGACGGGTGAGGAGTATTTCCAGCAGCTGACGGCAGAGAAGCAAGCGCTCCGCTATGTGAAAGGCTTCCCGGTGCGTGAGTGGGTGAAGAAACCAAGCGCACGGAACGAGGCGCTGGACTGCATGGTCTACGCATACGCGGCGTTAAATCGGCTCTATCAGCGATACGACCGGAGAACAATCTGGGATCAGCTGGAGAAGCGACTGCAGAATGGGGATGCTGAGCCACGCAAGCCGCGCCTAAGATCAGGGGGTGCCGCGGCGTCGGCGTTTATCAACAACTGGTGAGGCCGTGAACTTCCCTGCCCAGATCAGAGCCGGCGACACGGTGAAGTGGCGGGATGTTGCTGGCCGCGACAACCTAGGCAATGCGATCGACAGCAGCAGCTGGACGCTCACCTATTACCTGCGGTTCAACAAGACGCATGAAGGCGCGACGGTGGTAGGCACGGCCTACGGCACCGGGTGGGAGTTTCTGATCGCGCAGGGCACCAGCATCCAATTCGATGCCGGGCAGTGGTATTGGCAGGCCGAGGCCACGAAGAGCGGCGAACATGTGACGCTCGGAGCTGGGCAGCTCGAGGTGTTGCCTGGGCTGAGCTACGCCGGCCAGCCGAGCGCATTCGATGGCCGGACCCAAGCACAGAAGGATCTGGACGCGGTGCAGGCTGCGATCCGCGCGATGATCTCCGGCGGTGCGGTGGCCGAGTACAGCATCGGCAGCCGGCGGCTAAAGAAGATGGAAGTTGCCGACCTGTTGACGCTGGAGGGCAAACTGAAGGCCGAGGTGAAGCGCCAGCAGGCTGCGGCCATGGCTGCCAACGGTCTCGGCAATCCCCATAACCTCTTTGTGCGCTTCTGATGGGCATCCGATCCTCGATCCTCGGCTGGCTGCAACGCGGCACACCCGTGGCAATCCCCGCCCCGCGTCGGCGGATGTATGAGGGCGCGAAGGTAAGCCGGCTCACCAGTGACTGGGTGACAGGCGGCACCAGCGCCGATGCCGAGATCAAGGGCAGCCTGCCCCGGCTGCGCAACCGCTCGCGGCAGCTGGTGCGCGACAACGACTACGCGCGGCAGGCGATCCGCGCCGTGCGCAATAACGTGATCGGCACCGGCATCAAGATGCAGGCGCAGGTGCGGATGCAGCGCGGCGGCGGCCGGCTGGACCAGGCGGTGAACGATGCGATCGAGAATGCCTGGACGCTGTGGGGCCGCGCGGATAGTTGCCACACGGCTGGCCGGCTGAGCTTTGCGGACATCGAGCGGCTGCTGGTCGGCTCGATGGCTGAGAGCGGCGAGGTGTTTGTGCGGATGGTGCGGCAGCCGTTTGGCGCCAGCAAGGTGCCATTTGCGCTGGAGATCATCGAGAGCGATCTGCTGGACGACACCTACACGGGCGGCAGCACGATCGAGGGCAATGAGTGGCGGATGGGCGTGGAGCTGAACCGCTGGGGCCGCCCGGTGCAGTACGCGTTCCTGACGAAACACCCTGGCGACAGCGGCGTGGGCGGAATGCCTGTGAGCGCGCCACGCCACCGGCTGGTGCCTGCTGATGAGGTGATCCACCTGTACCTGATGGAGCGGCCAGGCCAGACCCGCGGCGTGCCGTGGCTGTCGAGCGCGATCCAGCGACTGCACATGGTCGCCGGCTACGAGCAGGCTGAGGTGGTGCGGGCTCGGGCGAGCAGCGCGCTGATGGGTTTCATCACCAGCCCCGAGGGCGAGCTGATGGGTGATGAGGTGTACGACGGCGAGCGGGTCTCGAATTTTGAGCCCGGCGTGTTCAAGTATCTGGCGCCAGGCGAGAGCGTGACGGTGCCGCAGCTCGATGCGCCGGATGGCCAGCTGGAGCCGTTCATGCGCGCGATGCTGCGCGCGATGGCGGCCGGCGTGGGCTGCAGCTATGAGACGATCTCACGCGACTTCAGCCAGACCAACTACAGCAGCAGCCGCCTCAGCCTGCTCGAGGACCGGGAGAACTGGAAGGCGCTGCAGCAGTACATGATTGAGAACTTCCACCGGCCTGTCTTTGAGGCATGGCTGGAGATGGCGGTGCTGAGCGGTGCGCTGAACCTGCCGGCCTACGAGACTGATCCCGATCGCTACCGGATGGCCCGGTGGATGCCGCGCGGCTGGTCGTGGGTGGATCCGGCCAAGGAGGTGCAGGCCTACAAAGATGCGGTGCGCTGCGGGTTCAAGACGCAGGCGGATGTGGTGGCCGAGCAAGGCGGCGACCTCGAGGAGCTGCTGCTGCAGCTGGCGCGCGAACGCGAACTGGCCGAGGAGCACGGCCTCGTGTTCGACACTGACCCCGGCAAAGTCAGCAACGCCGGCCTAACGCAGGCGCGCCCTGCGGGCTCGATCATTCCGCAGGATCCCTACATGCCTGACGACACGATGGCCGAGCAAGCGCAGCCTGGTGCACCCGAGCCCGCCGATAATGTGGAAGACAACGTAGAAGCAGAGGACAGCGATGGACCTATCGCGTGACCTTGAGGGGCAACTGCTGAAGCGCTCTGAGGTTGCTGATTTCACGGTCAGCGATGACGAGCGCACCATCGAGTTTCCCTTCTCGAGCGAGTATCCAGTGGCTCGGTACTTCGGCAACGAGGTGCTGCAGCACGACAGCCGCAGCGTGGATCTGGGCCGCCTGAACGATGCAGCGCCGCTGCTGTTCAACCATGACCCCGGCAAGGTGATCGGCGTGGTCGAGCGCGCCTGGATCGACGGGCAGAAGAAACGTGGTTATGCCACGGTGAAGTTCAGCCGTAACGCCTTCGCCCAAGAGGTGTTGGCTGACGTGAAGGATGGCGTTCTGCGGAACGTATCCTTCGGCTACGCAATCAACGAAATGGAGCAGAGAGGTAGCGGCGACTTCGTGGCTACCAGCTGGGCTCCCTACGAGATCAGCGTGGTTAGCATACCTGCAGACCCCACTGTGGGTGTGGGTCGGTCTCTCGAGACCGATCCTGCGGCCCCAGCCGCATCACCAACCCCCGAAACAGAACCAGAGGTTCCGATGGAAAACACCCCCGATCTCACGGCGGTGCGGGCTGAAGCGGCTGCCGAGGCTGCCAAGGCCGAGCGCGCCCGTATTGCCGGCATCACTGCACTGGCCGAGAAGCATGGCATGGCCGATCTTGGCCGCCAGCTTATCGACGGTGGCCGCAGCCTTGATGAGGCTCGCGCTGCTGTACTCGACAAGCTGGGCATCAAGCCCGTCGAGACCGTGGCACCCGTTGAAATGGCCGCTCAGGAGCGCGCCGGTTACAGCATCACCGCTGGCATCCGCGCAATGCTGACCGGCGACTGGTCCAGCCGCGAGGCCGGTCTGGTGCGTGACCTCTCCCGCGAGGTGGAGAAGTCCGGCGTGGCCAAGACCACCGAGCGCTCCTTCTTCGTGCCCTTCTCGGCACTGAACCAGCGCGCCACCTATGTGACCTCTGGCGCCTCCACTGGCGGCAACCTGGTTGCAACCGATCTGCTGGCCGATGACTTCATCGAGTTCCTGCGGAACACCGGCGTGATGCTGAGCCTCGGCGTTCGCACCATGCCTGGCCTGGTCGGCAACGTGGCGATCCCCCGCCGCTCCGGTGTTGCCTCGACCTACTACCTGAGCACCCAGACCACCGCGATCACTCAGTCGGAGTCCACCTTCGACCAGGTGACGATGGCTCCTAAGAACCTGGCTGCGCTGTCCAAGTACAGCCGCCAGACCCTGCTGCAGGGCACCCCTGGCATCGAGGAGCTGGTGCGTCGTGACCTGACCGATGGCATCAACCTCGCCATCGATCTGGGCATCCTGAACGGCTCTGGTGGCAGCGGCCAGCCCACCGGCATCCTGCAGACCTCCGGCATCGGCTCGGTGGCGATGGGCACCAACGGTGCAGCCATCACCATGGAGAAGGTGGTGGATCTTGAGTCTGCGGTGATGACCGTGAACGGTGCCGTTAACCCCGGCAACGTGGCCTACCTCACCAACTACAAGGTGATGGCAGCGCTGAAGAAGCTGCGCGCTGGCGGTTCCACCACCGGCGACGGCCCCTTCCTGTTCAACACTGACGGCGCCACCATCGGCCGTGGTCCTACCCCCGCACAGCTGAACGGCTACCCTCTGGCCGCCACCAACCAGGTGCCCAGCAACCTGGTGAAGGGCAGCAGCGGCGCCGTCTGCTCGGCTCTGCTGATGGGCGACTTCAGCCAAGCCATGGTGGGCTTCTGGGGCAACGGCCTCGAGATCACCGTGGGCGAAGACCAGGACGACTTCAGCAAGGCTCTGACCAGCGTTCGCGGCATCGTCACTTATGACGTGGCCGTGCGCGATCCCAAGAGCTTCGCCGCCATCCTCGACATCCTCGCCTGATAGGAGCGGGGCCGGGCAACCGGCCCCCTTTTTTCTCATGAAGGTTCTGATCCAAAATGATTGCGCTGCTCGAGGCGAGTATCTCGAGGCCGGCAAGGTCTACGAGCTGGACACCGCGGTGGCTGCCGATCTGCTCCGCATGGGTCGCGCTGTAGAGGCGCCAGCCGAGGAGCCCAAGCCACGCGCGCGCAAGGTGAAGGCGGAGGCCACCGATGGCGCTGACTGAAGATCTCGCGGTCTTCTTGGACGACTTCGGCGTCAGCTGCACGGCTGGCGCCATCACAGCATTGGGCATCCTCGACATGCCAACGCAGGTAGTGGCTGGCGAGATGGTGCTCAGCACTGACTACACGCTGACATGCCGCGCTGCCGATTTTGGCGGTTTGCTGTATGGCGACAGCATCACGGTGGACGGCACCAACTATCAAGTGCGCGAGACGCGGCGCATTGATGATGGGAAGTTTGTCGAGATCTCGCTGCTGAAGCTGGCGCCCGACATCCCGGCACCTGGCAGCGATCCGGCGGACTACACGCTCAAGCTCAGCGACCTTGGCGACGTCAACGCTGACAACCCGCAAGCTGGTGATGTGCTGGTCTATGACGGCACCAACTGGGTGAATGAAGACGTGATTGACGGGAACACCTGATGGCAAAGGTACAGGCCCAACGCAAGACAGCAGCCCAATGGACAGCAGCCAACACGGTGCTGCTTGTGGGTGAGCTTGGCTATGAGACCGACACCGGCCAGTTCAAGGTTGGCAACGGTGTTACGGCCTGGAACAGCCTCGGGTATTTCGTGGGGCAGCAGGGACCACAGGGGCCTACCGGTGCGACAGGCCCGCAGGGTCCAGCCGGCCCCACAGGCACTACCGGCGCGCCGGGCTCCACTGGCGCAATAGGTCCGCAAGGCCCCAAGGGAGACACTGGCGATACAGGCCCGGCCGGTCCTACGGGTGCCACAGGTGCAACAGGCGCCACAGGCCCGCAAGGCCCGCAGGGCCTGAAAGGCGACACTGGCGACACCGGCCCGCAGGGACCGGCTGGTGCCATCGGCGCCACAGGAGCTACGGGCGCCACTGGTGCGACAGGTCCGCAGGGCCCTAAGGGAGACACGGGTGATACCGGCCCCACCGGCCCGGCCGGCGCTACGGGTGCCACTGGGCCTCAAGGCCCTGCCGGTGCAACGGGCGCTACGGGTGCAACCGGCCCGCAAGGCCCAGCTGGCGTGGTCGCGGCTACAGCGCCGATCTCCTATGACAGCGGCACGCAAACCGTCAGCACCAGCATGGGCACCGGCAAACTGCTGGGCCGCTCAACTGCTGGCACGGGTGTGGCCGAAGAGATCAGTATTGGAAGCGGTTTAACTCTTTCCGCCGGTACGATTAGCGCAACCGGTGGCGGCGGGGGCAGCTCCGTGGGCGACAACCTGTACCTCAACAGCAACTGCATCTGAGCCATGGCTGCTTCACCCGCCTTCATCTCAACACCACGCATCGGGCGCCTGTCGCTGAGCACAGCGAACACTGCTACCGATGGCACCGGCACGATCAGCGACCTGCTAGTGGGCGCCTCTGCTGGCACCAGAATCCTGAGCGTGAACGTCCAGGGCACCGCGACGACCGTGGCTGCGCTGGTGAACCTGTTCTTGTACGACGGCACCCAGTGGGACCTGTTTGATCAGGTGACGATCAGCGCCACGACCGGCAGTAACACTGCCAAGAGCTACCGCCTGGTGACGGCCTACACCGATCTGGTGCTGCCGAGCGCGACGTGGAAGCTAGGTGCCACGATCACGGTTGCCCCAACGACTGGCACGGTTCGAGTCGCAGCGTTCGGGGGTGACCTGACATGAACCTGAACCCTGTGGGTTGGGCGTCATCGTCATTGCGCTTGGTGGCGCGGCTGTTCAACAGCGGCGTGAACAGTGCGGTGCCTGTCACGGCGATCAGCGAGGCACCGATTGGTGTGGCTAATGCAGATATTGCGTTGGTTGCCAAAGGCACGGGCGCATTGTTGGCGCAGGTGCCGGATGGAACAATTACGGGAGGAAATAAGCGCGGCGCAAATGCTGTTGATTGGCAAGTTGTTCGGTCTGATCGAACTTATGTGGCTTCTGGACTTAATTCAGTCATTGGAGGTGGGACTGAGAATCTAGCCAGCGGACAACTATCAACTGTAAGCGGAGGCCGATTCAATTTTGCTAGCGCAACAAGAACTGCGGTCGGAGGTGGCGAGTTTAACACCGCCTCCAGCAACTACAGCTTCGTCGGCGGCGGCCAGAGCAACACCGCCCAAACCAACACGCACGCAACGGTGTGTGGGGGTAGCAGCAGTGCGGCGACTGGGCTGAATTCGTTTGTGGGGGGTGGGGCAAGTAATGTCGCTGGCCAGCAATACTCATGTGTTGTTGGCGGACAAAGTAATTCCAGCTCTGCTTCTTGGGGCTTTATAGGCGGTGGATTTAATAATGTTGTGTCAAACAGTTATTCAACCACTGTCGGAGGGTATCAAAATTCAGCAAGCGGTGATTATTCGTTTATTAGTGGCGGAAGGCGAGGGACAACACGTTCAATCATTGGTTATCAAGTTTTCCCCGCTTGCAATGTTCCCATTGCCGACGCCGCAGGCGTCACCCAGTCCGCCCTCCTGCTCCTAGCTCGCCAAACCACCGACGCCACCGCCACGGTCCTCACCAGCAATACCACTGCCGCAGGTACCACCAACCAAGTCATCCTCCCCAACAACAGCGCCTACAGCTTCTCGGGTGAGGTGATCGCTGGCGTGACCGGCGCAGGCAACACAGCCCGCTGGACAATCAACGGTGCCATCAAACGTGGCGCCAACGCAGCCTCCACCGCGATGGTTGGCACAGCCACCGTCACCATGACCCACAACGACGCTGGCGCTGCAGCTTGGGCTGTTGCCGTCACCGCAGACACCACCAACGGTGGCATCAAGGTGGAGGTGACTGGTGCAGCCAGCACCACGATCCGCTGGGTCTGCAAAATCAACACCACGGAGATGACCTACTGATGGCCTTCACAGCCTCCCTAGCTGAAACCAACATCGGCATCCCTTTGGCCGATACCTACGCCCGCATCACCCTGCTGCGTTGCGACAAGGAACAGTGCCTAATGCAGGTTTCGCATTACGCCACCGCCGATGCACGGCACGCCAATGCCCAGCCGGTCTACGACCGCACGTTCTTTGCTCCTACAGCAGAGCTGCAACCCGGCGCGGATCCGATTGCCATCGGCTACGCCTGGCTGAAGACGCAGCCCGAATACGCCGACGCGGAGGATTGCTGATGACCACCCGCCGCGAGACAATCCTGGCCGCAGTCCGCACGGCGCTCACCAGCACCACGCAGGTGGGCACGCGGATCTATCGCAGCCGCGTTGAGCCGATGGCACGGGCTGAGAGCCCGGCGATCGTGATCGAGCCGGTGAACGATACCGCCGAGCAGAACACCAGCCTCCCTACGCTGGACTGGAGCCTGACGGTACGCATCGCGGTGATTGTCCGCGGCGCCATCCCTGATCAGCTGGCGGATCCGATCGTGGAGGATCTGCACAGCAAGCTGATGGCAGACCTGACGCTGGGCGGCGTGGCGATGGACATCAGGCCACAGAGTGTCAGCTTTGAAATGGTCGAGGCGGATCAGCCAGCTGGTGTGATCAGCTGCGACTACCTGATCCGCTACCGCACCGCTAACGCTAACCTCGCAACAGCGTGATGGCTACGATGGAAGACGAATACCAAGGGCAAGGCGGCACCTACCTCCTCGACCCGAAAACCGGCAAACGGAAGCTCCTGGAGCGGACAGAGCCGGCCAATCCCTCTGAACCCCAAGCCGAGGAACTGAGCGATGGCTCTGACACGCAAAAGACTGATCCAGGTTAAAAAGGAATCCACCTACGGGACGGACAGCACCCCTGCAGGGACTGACGCGCTGCTGGTGCGGAACCTCGAGATCACCCCGATCGAGGCTGATGTGGTCAGCCGCGATCTGATCCGCAACTATCTCGGCAACAGCCCCCAGCTGCTGGCCAACACGCGGGTGAGCATCACCTTCCAGGTCGAGCTGGCCGGCTCCGGCACTGCTGGCACGGCACCCCGCTATGGCTCGCTGCTGCAGGCATGTGGCCTCAGCGAGACGATCGTGGCCAGCACCAGCGTCACCTACGCGCCGGTGAGCAGCGCCTTCAGCTCTGCCACGATCTATTTCAACAACGACGGCATCCGTCACATCCTGACCGGCTGCCGCGGCACCTTCACCATGACCGGCGAAGTGGGGCAGATCCCCACGATCGACTTCACCATGGTGGGTGTCTACAACGCACCGACCGACACGGCGCTGCCCACGACCACCTACAGCGCACAGGCCAGCCCGCTGATCTTCAAGCAGGGCAATACCTCCAGCTTCCAGTTTTTCAGCTACGCAGGCTGTCTCCAGTCGGTGTCGTTCGACATCGCCAACGAGACCGTCTACCGCGAGCTGGTGGGCTGCACCAAGGAGATCCTGATCACCAACCGCGCCCCCAGCGGCACCGTGCTGATCGAGGCTCCCGCGCTGGCGACGAAGGACTATTTCAACATCGCCCAGACCGAGACCACCGGAAACCTCACCTTCCTGCACGGCACCACCGCCGGCAACCGTGTCACCTTCACGGCTGGTCAGTGCGACATCAGCAACCCGACCTACGCGGATCAGGATGGCGTGCAGATGCTGAGCATCCCCTACGTTGCCGTTCCGACCACGGCCGGCAATGATGAACTGAGCCTCGCCTTCACCTGATAGGAGCCCATTTCATGGCGTTTGTTCTCAAGCAGTCCGACACCTACATCTGGCCGATCACCTTTGACGTTCCCGTTGATGGTGGCCGGCACGAGCGGCAAACATTCGACGGTGAGTTCAAACGCCTGCCGCAGAGCAAGATCGGCCCGATGGTGGCCGAGCTGCAGAAGCTGGAGGATCTGGGCGATCTCGATCGCATCACGGAGATTTCAGCCGAGCTGCTGGTGGGCTGGTCGGGCGTGACCGGCGACGACGGCAAGGAGATCCCCTACAGCCAGAAGGCGCTCGAGCAGCTGCTCGAGGTGCCCTTCTTGGCGGTGGCGGTGCTCAAGTCCTACATGGACAGCATCAAGGGAGCCAAGAGAAAAAACTGACCGAGGCCGCTGAGCATTGGGCCGGCGGCGGTGTGGTGGATGAAACGCAGTCTGACGCTGCGGCTTTGGGGATCGTGATGCCCGAGCAGCCGCGCGAAGACTTCGAGATCTGGGAGGAGAACTGGCCGGTGGTTGAGATGTTCCTGCGATGCCAGACGCAGTGGCGCACCACCATGAACGGCGTGCTGGGGCTCGACTATGGGGCTGTGGCGTGGCTCTTTAAGATGTACGCAGTGGAAGACCCGCGCGCGCTGCTGGAGGATCTGCAGATCATGGAAGCCGCCGCGATGATGGTCATCAACAGCCGGAGCAGCTGACATGGCGATGAACATGGATGCCTTGCTCCGCATCAAGGCGGACGTTCAGGGCGAGAACAATATCCGCCGGCTGGGCAACTCCATGCAGGGGCTGCAGGGCCAGGCCAAGAACGCTGCGATGGGGTTCAACAACCTCAAGGGCGCAGTGGGCGGGTTCGCCGCTGCGATCGCTGGCAGCGCCATCGTGGGCGGCCTGACGGCGGTGGTGAAAAAGTCGATCGATGCAGGCGACGAGCTGTTCAACCTGCAGGCCAAGACCGGCGTGGCAGCCAGCGCGCTGATCGGCATCGGCAACGCAGCCAAGCTGGCCGACGTGGACGTAGGCACGCTGGGCAAGGGGCTCACCAAGCTCAACATCAACCTGGTCAAGGCGGCCGAGGGTAACGAGGGTCTGGCGCGCAAGTTCGAAGCGCTGGGCGTCAACGTGAAAGACGCCAACGGGCAGGTGGTCTCATCTGACAAGGCGCTGAAGCAGATCGCCGATCGCTTCGCTGACATGCCGGACGGTGCGCAGAAAGCTGCTGCTGCGGTGGCGCTGTTTGGCAAATCCGGCGCAGATCTGATCCCGCTGCTGAATGAAGGCGCGGCCAGCATGGAGAAGTTCACCTACAAGGTGGGCGAAGACTTTGCCGCGCGCTCGGATCTCTTTAACGACACCATCACCGAGCTGGGCATCAAGACCAACGGCTTCGGGCTGGAGCTGACCGACGCGCTGCTGCCAGCGCTGCAGTCAATCCTCGAGGTGTTTGGCGATCTGTTCAATACTGACCAGGACTGGACCGCGCTATTTGAGGTGATCAAGGTCGGCCTGCGCTCGGTGGCCACCGTGATCTACGCCACGATCAAGCTGGTGGACGTGGCCATCAAAAACCTAGTGGCCTATTTCGAGGCCATCGGCCAAGTGCTGCAGGGCAACTTCTCGGGTGCTGCCGACATCGTGCAGAACAGGATCGGCGGACTGCTCGAGCAGGCGCGGCGCGACTTTGAGCAGATCGGCAAGATCTGGTCGGATGCTCCCTCCCCCGGCACCGGCCGCCGTACGGGTGGGCGGCAGATGGGGCTCGACACATCCACGGCCGACGCAAGCGGCGAGGCTGCAGCGCGCCGTGCAGCCGCTGAAGCACGCCGGGCAGCATCTGAACAGGAGCGCCTCGAGGAGCGCCGCGCCAGCCTGACACAGCGATCGATCAGCCTGCAGGAGCAGCTGCGCAACAGCATCGATGATGTGGCCGCATCTTATGAGGGCGTCGGGGCATCGCCAGTCGATCAGCTATTTCTCCAGCGGAATGAGGCGATCACCGAAAACGACCGGCAGGTAAAGCAGCTCACCATGGACGTGGTGGAGCTGGCGCGCGAGATCAACGCGGCCGGTGGATCGATCGACGTGAAACCCTTTGCGGACCTGATCGACCGGCTGTCTGCAGCCAATGTGGCGCTGGCGGACAAAAACTACCTGCAGGGGCTGAAGGACCTGCTCCCCAGCGTGGCCGAGTACGACGCCAAGATCGCGGAGGTGACGCGCGGCAAGACCGAGCTGACTGAACTGGAGAAGCTGAACGCGCAGGTGAACCTGCTGCAGCTGGACATCCTGGCTCAAACCAACCCCGCGCTGGCTGAGCATGTGCGGCTGCTCCGCGAGCGTGCTGGTGCGCTGGATGAGGCCACCGCTAAGCAGAAGGCTGACAGCGAGTCGATCGGCGCCGGCATCCAGAAGCAGCTGCAGGACTACTACAACAGCGTCAAGGATCTGGGCGGCGCCATCGGCAGCGCTGTGGTCAGCGGCCTGCAGGGGCTCGAGGATCAGCTGACGGCATTCGTCACCACCGGCAAGGCCAACTTCAAGGAGCTGGCGGCCAGCATCCTCTCCGACTTGGCGCGGATTGCGCTGCGGGCAGCGATCATCCAGCCGATCGTCAAAGCGCTTGGCGGGATCTTCCCCGGCTTCGCCTTTGCCAACGGCGGCATCATGACCGGCGACGGCCCGGTGCCCCTCAAGAAGTACGCATCAGGCGGCATCGCCAACTCCCCCCAGCTGGCGCTCTACGGCGAGGGCAGCAAGCCTGAGGCCTATGTGCCCCTCCCCGATGGCCGGCGCATCCCCGTGGCCATGCAGGGCGGCGGTGGTGGCACCACGACGGTGAACGTCTCCGTGGACGCCAAGGGCACGCAGGTGCAGGGCAACGGCGGCCAGGGCGAGCAGCTGGGCCGTGCCATATCGCAGGCGGTGCAGGCAGAATTGGTGAAGCAACGGCGGCCTGGCGGCCTTCTGGCGGCGGCGTAACCCATGGCGACCTTCACCTATACCCCAAGCTTCCAAGCCACCGAGAGCAGCCAGCCCCGCGTGCGCAAGTTCCAAGCCGGCGACGGCTACGAACAGCGGGTGCGCTTCGGCCTGAACACCGACCCGAAACAGTGGACGCTCACCTTTGCTAACCGGACCGACACCGAGCGCGAGAACATCCTCGCCTTCCTCGAGGCGCGCGGCGGCGTGGAGAGTTTTGACTGGACCCCTCCCCGCGGCGGCGCCGGTAAGTTTGTCTGCGAGGAGTGGCAGACCACGCTGAGCAACTGCAACAACAACCAGATCCAAGCCACGTTCCGCGAGGTGTTTGAGATCTGATGGCTGTTCCCTTCTCAGACCTTCAGGCGGTTGCACCCAGCTCGGTAATCGAGCTGTTCACGCTGGAGCTCAACGCCACGCAGCATGGCGTGAGCACCACCTATCGCTTCCACTCCGGCACCAACTTGAACGGCAACGGCGAGCTGGTCTGGAATGGCCAGGCCTATCTGCGCTTTCCGATCGAGGCCGAGGGCTTTGAGTACAGCGGCAATGGCCAGCTGCCGCGGCCGAAGATCAGGGCGAGCAACGTGATGGGCACCATCACCGCGTTGTTGCTGAGCCTGCCCAGCGGACTGGAGGGCGCCAAGTTCACGCGGATCCGCACGCTGGCGCGTTACATCGATGGCGCCAACTTCCCCGGTGGCACCAACCCCTTCGGCAGCCCAGACCCCACAGCGGAGTTCCCGCGGGAGATCTACTACATCGATCGCAAGACAGCCGAAACCCGCGACGTGATCGAGTTCGAGCTGGCAGCATCCTTTGATCTGGCTGGAGTGCGTGCGCCCAAGCGTCAGTGCATCGCCAATATCTGCCAATGGGTCTACCGCTCCGTCGAGTGCAGTTACACCGGCGGCCTGCCCACTTGCGACAAGACCCTCGATGCTTGCAAGGCGCACTTTGGCGAGAAGGCTGAGCTGCCCTACGGCTCCTTCCCTGGCATCGGTGCATACATCACATGACCTGGCGCAGCGCAGCACTCGAGCACGCCAGAGCAGAGGATCCCCGCGAAGCCTGCGGCCTGGTGGTCGTGGTTAAAGGGCGCGAGCGCTACTGGCCATGCCGGAACCTTTGCACCGACACTGAGCAGTTCATCCTCGACCCTGACGACTACGCGGCGGCAGAGGATGCCGGCGAGATCATCGCGGTGGTTCACAGCCACCCGGTCACACCACCGCAACCCAGCGGGCCGGATCTGGTGGCGTGCGAGCGCAGCGGCCTGCCGTGGCACATCGTCAACCCAAAGACCGGCGGCTGGGGTGGCTGCTCACCATCGGGCCACCAGGCGCCGCTGATCGGCAGGGAGTGGGCATGGGGCATCACCGACTGCTGGACGCTGGCGCGGGACTGGTACGCCGAGCATGGCCTGCAGCTGCCCGACTGGGAGCGACCGCTGACGCCTGAGCTGTTCGCTGCTGCGCCGATGTTTGACGGCTGCTGGCGTGCTGCAGGGTTCCGCGAGCTGGAGGAAGACGACGACCTGCGCGCTGGTGATTTCCTGCTGATGAGCATCGCCGGCCATGGCCTGAACCACTGCGGCGTCTACATCGGCGATCAGCTGCTGTTGCATCACATTCGCGGCAGGCTGAGCAGTCGTGACCTCTATGGCGGCTGGCTTCAGAAAAGCACCGGCCGGAGGTTACGCCATCCCGCGTTCACTACGATGGGTGGAGGCTGAGCGGTGGCCATGCTGCGCGAGATCCGTGTTTACGGGAGGTTGGCGAAGTTTCTCGGCCGGCGAGTGTTCCGCGCTGAAGTGGCCACCGCGGCTGAGGCGGTGCGTTTTCTCGTGGCCAACTTCCCGCAGCTCGAGCAGCACATGGCGGATCAGCACTACCGCGTGAGCGTCGGCGGTTACGATCTCAGCCTCGAGGAGATCCACGACCCGGCCGGTCAACAGCAGATCAAGATCGTGCCGGTGCTGGCGGGTGCAGGTGCTGGCGGGCGGATCATTGCCGGGATTGCGCTGCTTGCCGTGGGCTTCTTGGTGCCTGGCATCGGTGCGCTTGGCGTTCAGCTGCTCGTGGGCGTCGGCGCCTCTCTGGTGCTCGGCGGCGTGGCGCAGCTGCTGACGCCAGTTCCGCAGGATCCCTCAGGCGACGACGGCAAGGACGACCCGCGCAAGTCCTACAGCTTCAGCGGCATTCAGCAGACCAGCAGGGCCGGCGTGCCCGTGCCGATTGTCTACGGCGAGACGCTGGTGGGCTCGGTCGTTGTCTCGGCTGGCATCGACACCGAGAGGACTGATTGATGACACGCATCATCGGCGCCGGTGGCGGCGGCAGCAAACAGCGCAAGCCTGAGACGGATCGCGACAGCCTCGACTCACGGCAGTTTGTCACCGTGCTGGATGTGCTCAGCGAAGGGGAGATCCAAGGGCTGAAAAACGGCCATCAGTCGATCTTCCTCAACAACACGCCTCTGGAAAACCCAGACGGCTCGCGCAACTTCAAGCGGGTTTCAGTCAACACGCGCAACGGCACGCAGGATCAGAGCTATATCCCGCTGTCCAAGAACATCGAGAACGAAGTCGGCGTCGGCACTGTCGTCGAGAAGGACAATCCGATCACCCGTACGATCACTGACTCCACCGTTGATGCGGTTCGGGTGACGATCTCCATCCCTGCGCTTCAGGAGTTCCAGAACGATGGCGACATCAGGGGCGCCACGCTCAGGCTGAAGATCCAGGTCCAATACAACGGCGGCGGCTTCTCCGACGTGGTGGATGACACCATGCGAGGCCGCACTGCTGATCTCTATCAGCGCGACTACAAGATCGCTGTCAATGAGGGCGCCTTCCCCGTCAACGTGCGGGTGGTACGCGTCACAAACGATGGCGATGGCACCAAGATGGTGAACGCCTTTAGCTGGTCGAGTTACACCGAGATCACCTACGCCAAGCTGCGCTATCCCAACACAGCACTGGTGGCGCTTCGGGTCAGCGCCGAGCAGTTCAGCGCAGTGCCAGCGCGCAGCTACCTGGTGCGTGGCATCAAGGTGCGCATCCCCAACAATGCAACGGTTGATCAGGTCACTGGCCGGCTGGTCTATTCCGGCATCTGGGGTGGCACGTTCGGCGCTGCGCAGTGGTGCTCCGACCCGGCATGGATCCTCTGGGATCTGCTCACCTCGACCCGCTACGGCTTCGGCGATCACATCCAAGCCGCGCAGCTGGACAAGTGGGCGTTCTATGCCGCGAGCCAGTACGCATCGGCGCTGGTGCCTAATGGCTTCGGCGGCTACGAGCCGCGCTTCAGCTGCAACGTCAACATCCAGACGGCAGAAGAGGCCTACAAGCTGATCAACGACATGTGCTCGGTGTTCCGGGCCATGCCGTACTGGAGCACCGGCGCACTGACGATCAGCCAAGATCGGCCATCAGACTCGGCCTACCTGTTCACGCTGGCGAACGTCTCAGAGGAAGGCTTCAGCTATCAGGGCAGCAGCCGCAAGACCCGCCCCACCGTGGCCGTGGTGAGCTACCTGGATCTCAGCAGCCGGGACATCGCCTACGAGGTAGTGGAAGACCAGGCGGCCATTGCCAAATACGGCGTGGTGACGACGCAGATCAGCGCCTTTGCCTGCACCTCCCGCGGCCAGGCCAGCCGCATCGGCGAGTGGCTGCTCTATTCCGAGCAGTACGAGGGCGAGGTGGCCAGCTTCACCGCATCGATCGATGCCGGCGTCATGGTGCGGCCCGGCCAGGTGATCGAGATCAGCGATCCGATGCGCGCGGGCAGCCGCCGCGGCGGACGCATCAGCGCGGCAACCACTACCACGGTCACGGTGGACGACGCCACCGGGCTGCCGGGTTCTGGCGGCACCCTGTCGGCCATCCTGCCCAATGGCACGGTCGAGAGCCGCGCCATCAGCAGCCGCAGCGGCAGCGTGATCACCGTCAGCTCTGCGTTCAGCGCCGCGCCCAACGCCAACAGCGTGTGGATCTACCAGACCGACGACCTGCAGACATCCACCTGGCGGGTGCTGTCAGTGCAGGAGCAGGACGGCGCCACATACGCGATCAGCGCGCTGGCCTACAACGCCAGCAAGTACGACTACATCGAGCGCGGCGCCCCGCTGCAGCGGCGCGACATCACCAACCTCAACCAGCTGCCTGATCCGCCCACTGATCTCGGTTACGAGGAGGTGCTCTACGACAGCAATGGCCGCGCGCTGTCGAAGATCATCCTGACCTGGCGCCCGGTGGCCGGCGTGGATGTTTACCGCGTGCGCTGGCGGCTGGGTGATAACAACTGGCAGGAGCAAGACACGGCCGGCCCTGATTTCGAGATCCTCGACAACGGCCAGGGCACCTACGAGGTGGAGGTTTACAGCATCAACTCGGCGCTGCTGTCTTCAACGCTGCCGGCGAAGCTGACGGTTTACGCACAGGCCAAGTCCGCGCCACCAGCCAACGTCGGCGGCATCAACCTTGTGCCGATCGATGAGGCCAGCGCCATCCTCAGCTGGGATCGAGCCACCGAGCTGGACGTGCTGCTGGGCGGCAAGGTGCTGATCCGCCACAGCGTTGCCGCGAGCGGTGCAACGTGGGAGCAGAGCCAGGAGATCGTCGCGGCTGCAGCCGGCAGCCAGACGCAGAAGCAGGTGCCGCTGCTGGATGGCACCTACCTCCTGAAGTTCGAGGACGACACCGGCAACCGCTCGTTGGTGGCCACCACCGCGGCGGTCAGCCTGCCCACCCCGCAGCCGCGGCTGTTGATCAAGACTTACGCAGAGGATCAGGAAACCCCGCCCTTCTCCGGCAATGTCACCGGAATGTTCTACAGCTCTGAGCTCGATGGCCTGATCATCTCAAGCGGTGAAAACGTGGATGACATGGCGCCGGACGTGGTGCCTGGCAGCCCGATCGTGGATGAGAACGGCGATCCGATCCTTGATGAGAACGGCGATCCAATCCTGGCCGAAGCCGACCCCGGCGACTGGGACGCGCTGGCATCAGTTGACAGCGTGGGCGGCGTGAATGCCACCGGCGAGTACGAGTTCGGCAGCACTTGGGACATGGGCACCGTGTTCGACGTAAACATGCGGCGCCGCTTCGTTACCCGCCCCTACCTGCCAGCCTCGCTGTGGGATGACAAGGTGGGCGAGATCGACACCTGGCCGGAGGTGGATGAGGGCAACCTCGATGGCGTGAATGCCACGCTCTACGTTCGCAGCACTGACGGCGACCCTGGCGCCTCTCCCGTCTGGCGAGACTGGCGGGAGTTCAGCAACGCGATCATCCGCGGCCGCGCCTTCCAGTTCAAGGTGATCGCCAGCTCCAATGATCCAAACCAGAACATCGTGATCGATGAACTGGGCGCCGAGCTGGAGCTGCAGCAGCGAGTGGACCGCTCAGCCACGCTGAACAGCGGCGCGGCCACCTATGTCGCGACGTTCGCTGAGCCGTTCTACCAAGCGCCAGCGGTGGGGTTGACGGCTCTTAACATGGGCACTGGTGATTACTTCGCCATCAGCGACGTGACGCGCACCGGATTCCAAGTAATCTTCAGGAACAGCGGCGGCACTGCCGTCAGTCGCCAGTTCACCTACACGGCAATCGGCTACGGCAAGGAGACCTGACGCATGGCCCAGCACGACTACAACATCGCCAACCAATCCGGCGCGGCGTTCCGGCAAGACCTGAACAACGCGCTGGCGGCGATCGTCAGCCAGAACAGCGGAGCGGTTGAGCCGAGCACCACCTACGCCTATCAGTTCTGGGCAGACACCACAGCTGGCCTGCTGAAGATCCGCAACGCGGCGAACAGCGCATGGATCACGTTGCGCGAGCTGGATGGCACGCTGGCGATTGAGGCCGGCACCGTATCAGCTCCCGGCGTTGCGTTTACCGGCGACCTGAACACCGGCTTCTACAGCCCCGGCGCTGACCAGGCTGCGATCAGTACCGGCGGTGTACAGGCTGTGGCATGGGATGCCAACGGCAACCAGACCAACCGCGCTGGCATCACGGCAACCAGCCTCAACGGCGGCCAGCTGGCTGGCACCCGCAACCGCATCATCAACGGGGGTCTCGATGTTGATCAGCGATTTAATGGCGCCGCCGTTACTTTTACCGCAGGCGCGGCATTGGGCTACATCGTTGACCGCTGGTACGGCTACTGCACCGGAGCCAATGTCACTGGGCAGAAAATACCGGGAGCTATTCTGACTCCAGGTACACTTAGCTACTCCTCTGCTTATAGGATCACAGGCGCTTCAAGCTGCACATCTATTGGTTTCGGCCAGCGCATTGAAGCTTTAAACTGCTACGATTTGGCTGGCACCACGGCAACGCTGAGCGTCAGCCTGGCAAATAGTCTGCTCACTACTGTTACTTGGACGGCTTACTACGCCAGCACTAACGACAGTTTCGGCACCCTGGCATCACCTACCCGTACGCAAATCGCCTCCGGCACCTTTACAGTAAACAGCACCGTAACGCGCTACAGCGCAAACATGAGCATCCCCGCTGCTGCGTCAACCGGCATCGAGATTGTCTTTACAGTCGGCGCTCAGACCTCCGGCACATGGACAATTTCCAATGTCCAACTCGAACCCGGCACCGTCGCCACCCCGTTTGAGCGCAGGAGCCATGGGCAGGAGCTGGCGTTGTGTCAGAGATATTACGAGAAAAGCTATTCAGATTCTTCCGTCCCTGGAACCGTTGATAGCGTTGGCCAGCTAAGCAACGTGACATTCGGCAACAGTTCAGGAATACATGGCTCCCTGATTCAATTTATGACACCAAAAAGAGCCGCCCCTTCAATTACCATTTATTCGCCAAACACGGGTGTCGCGTCTCGGGTTCATGTGTACGCTGGCAGTTTCACCGGAGACGCAACTGCTTCCGCAGCGCGAATTAATGCAACGCGGGCGGGCGTTGACTCAAGCGTGTACTCGACAAACGCAACAAGCGCCTGCGTATTTCACTATGTGGCCTCAATCGAGCTGTAAACCATGACCTACCAACTCACCACTAGCGACACCATCCTCCGCACCGAAGACGGAGCATTCATCCCACCCGATCCCGCCAACACCGACTTCCAGGCCTATCTGGCGTGGCTGGAGGAAGGCAACACCCCCGAGCCTGCGCCCGAACCCGAGCCTGCCCCGGTGCTCACCACTGAGCAGAAGCTCGAGGCCGCCGGCCTGTCCGTCGCCGAGCTGCGTGAGCTGTTCGGTCTTCCTGCACCCTCACCTGAAGGCTGATGGCATCACGCAAGATCACGGAGTACACAGCGCTCACCACGCCGGCCAGTGATGATGTGCTGCCGATCATCGACATCTCCGAGACGGCAGCAAACCAGAATAAGAAGATCACCATCCCCAATCTGACCGGCCAGCTGTCGGCGGCAAGCACGTCGGCGGCTGGCATCGTGCAGCTGAACGACACCACCGCATCCACCAGCACCAGCCAGGCGGCAACAGCTAACGCGGTGAAGGCGGCCTACGACTTGGCCAATGCGGCGCTGCCCAAGGCGGGCGGCACCATGAGCGGCGTGATCACCTACGCCAGCACCCAGCCGCGGCTTGTGCAGGAGACCGCCAAGGCCAGCACCAGCGGCACCACTGTGGAGTTCACTGGCATCCCCAGCTGGGTGAAACGCATCACGGTGATGTTCAGCGGCGTCAGCACGAACGGCTCAAGCGCATTCTTGATGCAGTTAGGCACGTCGTCAGGCTTTACCACCTCTGGATACAACAGCTACGGCGCTGCTATGGGTGGCAGCAGCATTTCAGCTATTACCAGCACCGCTGGAATCCTATGCAGCGGTTCAACCGCCACGGCAAACAACTACGGCGGTGTGGTCATTCTTGGCAACGTATCAGGTAATACATGGGCTGGAAGTTCCAGCATAGGTACATCGGCCTCGACAACGAACGGTGGCGGTTTTGGCGCTGGAAACGTCACCCTTTCTGCTGTTCTTGATCGCGTTCGCGTCACCACCGTCAGCGCTAACACCTTCGACGCCGGCAGCATCAACATCATGTACGAGGGCTGATCCATGGCAGTCCGCAGCAAGACCGGCACCGCACGCCTCGAGCATCAGCCCGGCCCGCCGAAAACCTCCCGCCAAGGCTTCGGCCTTCGCAGCCGCCCACGGCGCCGCGGGAAGAAACCCCTCCGCGGGCAAGGCCGGTAATGGACCGCCAAACCCGCGAAAACTGGCGACGCATACGCGACACGCTGGAAGCTGCGGGGAAGACGGATAACCACTACTACCGCCGAGCACTTGCCATCCTCCGCGGGATGCCTGATCCCTTTTATCGTTACGATGGGATCGACGCAGGGCGCCCCGATGGTGGACGAACCTAAAACCGTTGGCGGAGTGCTCGCTGCTTCCCTCCCGGCAGCACTCGCAGCAGGCATGGTGGCCATCGGGGCGCTGCTGATCTCGATGCAGGTGCAGTCCGCCAGGATCGAGGCCACACTGGTACAGATGGCCAAGTCGGTGGATGAACTGAAGACTGACGCGCGCTCGCAGCTGGCAGAGCTGGACCAGCGTGTGCGTGCCCTTGAAATGAAGCCCTAACCTTGGAGCACTTGCATGGATGCTGTGAACGCTGAAACCGCCGCCATCGTTGCGATCGTCATCGCTGCCGGATCTGAGATCATCGCTATCAGCCCGCTGCGTTCCAACAGCTGGCTCCAGCTGCTGCTGCAGGCCGGCCGCATGATGTTCCCTAAGCGCCGTTGACTGATGGCCAACCCTGCCCCGATCACGCTGGAGCAGCTCTTTAGGTTCTACCGAGGGCTCCCCCATCAGGCCGCAGCAATCGAGACCCTCGAGCAGGATCTCGCCACCAACGGCTACGCGGCTGCAATGCGCCGCGATCGGGCATGGTTTCAGATCTGGAGCCAGGACGGCAAGCAGGCCGACCTGGCCGCAGCGCTGAAGATCATCAAGGATTTTGAGGGCTGCCACCTCGAGGCATACCCTGATCCGCTCAGCGGCGGCGAGCCGTGGACGATCGGCTATGGCACCACCCGCTACGGTGACGGCCGGCCGGTGAGGCGCGGCGACAAGATCAACGCCATCGAGGCTGATCTGCTGCTCCGCCAGGAGGTGGACCGGATCGCCACCAAGCTGCGCGCCACCGTGCCCTACTGGGGCGAGATGTCCGACCAGCAGAAGTGTGCGCTGATCAGCTTTGCCTATAACCTCGGCACCGGCTTCTATGGCGCCAAGGGCTTCGAGACCATCAGCAAGCGGCTGCGTGAGAAGGACTGGACCGGCGTGCCCGATGCCCTGCTGCTCTACCGCAACCCTGGCACCAACGTGGAGGCCGGCCTGAAGCGGCGCCGCATCGCGGAGGGCGATCTCTGGGGTCGTGAGCGGCAGACCACTGGCCCCGTCTCGGCGATGTTCACGCCCGAGAGCCCGTTCAGTTTCAAGATCACCCCGCACATCACCTATGGCGAGTTCGCGCTCGGCCAGGAGGCGCGGCGCTTCGATCACCAGCACCAATGCGACACGGCCACCAAGCTGGCGCAGTTCCTCGAGAAGGTGCGCGCGCAGTTCGGCGGCCGGCCAGTCATCGTGACAAGTGGCTATCGCCCACCTGCAATCAATCGCGCAGTGAATGGTGCCAGCCAGTCGGAGCACCTCTACAACGCCATCGGCGTGGGTGCGGTGGATTTCTACATCAGCGGCGCCGACATCTACGCGGTGCAGGACTGGTGCGATCAGAACTGGCCGCACAGCCTCGGCTACGGCGCACCCAAGGGGTTTTTGCATCTTGGCATCCGTCAGGGCGGCCCTAGGCTCCGGTGGGTTTACTGACGATCGAGTGCCTCTCCCCGACTACGAGCTTCACCACCTCTGCCAGCACCACGCCATGGTGGTGCCGTTCGATCCCGAGCTGATCAACCCCGCCAGTCTCGACGTGCTGCTGGGCGATCGGATCATGATCGAGGTGCCTGGCACCCCCGAGCTGCAGATCCACGGCATCCACGGCCACACCGCAGAGGATCCCTACCTGCTGCAGCCGGGTGAGTTCTGCCTGGCGGAGACGCGCGAGATCTTCAACCTGCCGGACAGTGTGGCCGCTCAGTTTGTGCTGAAGTCCAGCCGCGCGAGAGAAGGCCTCGAGCATCTGCTCGCCGGGTGGTGCGATCCAGGCTGGCATGGCAGCCGGCTGACGCTGGAGCTGAGCAACGCGCGGCGGATGCACCCGGTCGCGATCTGGCCTGGCATGAAGATCGGGCAGATGGTGTTCCACCGGATGGAGGCCATCCCCCATCGCTCCTATGCGGTCACTGGGCGTTATAATGGACACGAAACCGTTATGCCGTCGCTTGGATGAGATGGGCTGTTCCACCTAGCGCTCCGACCCTGCTTGTCAGCGACACAGGCAGGGTCATTCGCATGGCCAGCTCACGCCGCAAAGGGAGTGGCTGGCAGACCTTCTCTGAATGCGAGCTGCGGCCGCGGCGCATAGGGGCCGGATACCTAGCTGTCAGCAGCAAGGAGCAGGGTGTAAAGCGGACCCTGTATCTGCACCGGCTGGTCGCAGAGGCTTTTCTAAGCAGACCATCCGACGCCAACGAAGTGAACCACCTAGACGGCAACAAGACAAACAATTACGTTCAAAACTTGGAATGGACAACCCATTCGCAAAATCTTCAGCACGCGGCAAAACACGGGCTACACGGCAGGGCGGTGCTCACACCGGCAAAAGTGCGTGCCGCTCGTCAGATGCTGAGCGAAGGCAAGTCACTTGCAGCGGTAGCCCAAGCGTTTGGGGTCACCTCATCTGCCATCAACCACATCAAGCAGGGACGATCTTGGCAGTGGTTAACCTAGCCGTCACCGCCAGCAAGGGCTAGGCTGGCCCCGGTAGTGGAGAGCCAACCCGGCGGCCGGCGTGAGACCCGGCCGCTTTTTTATGCCATCGCCGCGACGACCTTGGCAGCTGCAGCAGCCGCAGCCTCCTCGATCAGGTGGGCGTAGCGGTCGGTGGTCAGAGGGCTGGCATGACCGAGCAGCCCACCAATCTGCTTCAGCGTCAACCCGGCGCTCACGGCCATCGACGCATAGCTGTGGCGCAGATCATGCACCAACAGGTCAGTGATCTTGGCCGCGGTCAGCAGCTCCTCCCACAGCTTCTGGTAACCCACCAGCGGGTGGTCGCCATCGCCCTGGATGATCCACTCGCTGTTGGACCGGGCGCGCAGCTGCTCGAGCACCTCGAGCGCTGGCGGCGTCAGCTGCACCAGCCGCGGGTGGCCATCGCGGCCAGTCTTATGGCACTCAGGCGGGACCACCAGCACGCTGCCCTGCACCCAGCTCCAGCGGGCATCCTTGACTTCCGAGACGCGGCAGCCGGTGAGCAGCAGCAGCCGGATCAGCTGGGCAAACCGCCAGCGGACACCAGCCGGCGCGAATGCCTCGAGCGCAGCCAGCAGCCGCGCCATTTCCTCGCGGCTCAGATACCGGCGCCGCTTCCGCTCACCGTTGCCCGGCACCTTGGTGCAGGGATTGTCCGGCCGGAGTCCCCAGAGGATCGCCAGGTTCATGGCCTTGCGCAGCACCGCCAGCGTCCGGTTGGCTTGCGTGCCACCGACCGTTTGGACCAGCTTCATCACCTGGGCGGTGGTCACCTGCTGCACCTTGGTGGTGCCCAGCTCGGGAATGATGTGCGCCTCCCAGATGCTCCGGTAACCGGCGCGGGTCTTGGTGCGCAGCTTGCCGTAATGCTCCAGCTGGATCCGGGCGTAGAGATCCGCCACGGTTGGCCCGCGGCGCAGCTCCTGCCGCGCGCTGGTGGGCGCCTCACCCTTGGCCACAGCGGCTAGCAGCTTGTGCGCCTCCTCCCTAGCCAGCGTGCGGCTGACGATCGGCAGCCGGCCGATCTTGTGGTGCTGCTGCTTGCCGCCCGGTTCCCTGAACCGCAGGTACCAAGTCTCCACGCCACTGGGCAGCTTCAGGATGCCCAAGCCGGGCACCTTGGTGTCAGGGATCCACTCTCGTTTCATGGCCTCTCCATTCGCGCACTATTCGCGCAGATTTGCGCGAACGGGGCTGAGATTGCGCGAACTGCCGTGAGAAGGCAAGTGCGATTCTGGTGGCTGAATCAGAGGCTTAGAGAGATTCCGTGAATTTCCGTGAACTGCTCTGAGACGACTTTTAATCAGAGGGTCGCCGGATCGTACCCGGCCGGGCTCACCAAATTCCCCAGTAATTGCAAGGCTTTAGAGGTGCCGCCAGCAAGGCGGTTTTAATCGCTTGGGCGCCGTTCGCGCACTATTCGCGCACCCTCGCCATCGGATGTTTCAGCGGAGCCATCCGCAGCCGCGCGATGCGCCCTGGCGCCTCTGCCGGGTCATCCAGCGGGATCATGCGGAAGTCATCGATGCCGTGCGTCTCGGCGAAGTGCTGCGCCGCGACGTGGGTGGCGAACGGGCCGATGTGCCACGGGCCGGTCTGGAGGATGTAGGTCATCTCAGGGAAGGATTGCGTTCGGCAGCGGTGAGGCTGGGGTGGTCGTCGTCGTCATCCTCGGGCAGATCCTCGGGGATGTCGTCGTAATCGGGGTCGAGTTTGGGCATAAAAAAACCCGCCGAAGCGAGGCTGGTGGATCAGGCGGGGTCGTACTGGATGGTGACGCCGGTGATGGCGGGGTTGATGTCCTGCCATTCGGCCACGTAGCGGGCGGAGGCGGAGCCGGTCACGGCGTCGGCAGCGGGGCGGCGGATGGCCTTGGTGGTGTGGATGCCGCTGGTGCCGTCTGCGAAGTGCAGGATCACGGTCTGGGTGAAGGCTTCGGTGCGGGTGGCGGCGTCGGCGGAGATGAACATCGGTCGGGTGGCTGTCGATGTGTGAACTATACACCCCCCGCAGCGCACCCTGCCCGATCGAGCCAGCCCGTTCACAATCCGTCATATGGGTTTCCCTCGCTACCGTGAGCCAAGCCGGGGCCACAGCCCATGCGCGCGCACATCGCCGAGATCACCGCCAAGGTGATCATCCGCAGCGACACCGACCCCGACCAGATCCCAGCCGACCTCTACAGCCAGATCGCCGAGTTCATCCACTCCGAGGACGACCTCCTCGAGCTGGGCATCGAGCTGTTCACCCTGCCAGACGACCTCGGTGGATCGGCACCACATTGACGAGACCCGGCTGGTCACTCGGCGATCAGCCCGCGATCAGATCCACCTGGCGTGGAACTACCGCTGCGCCTACTGCGGCGATCCGCTCGGCCGAAGCCCGACGCTGGATCATGTGGTGCCCAAGGTCCACGGCGGCCTCACCGTCCGCGAGAACCTGATCAGCTGCTGCCTCATGTGCAACAGCCAGAAGGGTCATAAGGGCTGGGTGGACTGGTACCGCGCGCAGCCGTTCTGGTCTGCCATGGGCGAGTGGGCGATCGCGCGCTGGGTGGCGGGAGAGGGCTAAGATTCCAGTCCAACGATTTCATCGCTGGGCATTCCGCAGTGTGGAGGCTGCGGTGAGGCGTGCAGGCGCGAGAGCCGGCGCCACCTCCACACCCCATTACGGCAGCAGCTTCGACGCCAGCCAGAGCGCCAGGCAGCACGCCACCACATAGGCCACGAGCAGCTCGATCATCAGGGGCAGCGTCATGGCTCGGGCAGCGGATTGATCACCGCATGATCGCCGATCACCCGCAGCGCAGCGTCGTTGTAGGCCTTGGCTGCCTCCAGCTCGGTGGCAAACACGCCGAGGTAATAGCGGCGGCCCCGGTAGCCCAGCGCAGCGCGCCAGGGCATCTTCGGGTTGGTGCTGCGCGAGACCCCGCGGTAGGGGCTCGAGGCGTTCGCGGGCCGTGGTCGGTTGGCCAGCGAGAGGTAATAGGCCTCGCGGGTGGTGGTGCAGTTGAAATACCCCATCGGGTCAGCGTGCGAGCAAATGGTCTAGGTAGATTTCGGCCTGCCAGAGATCGGAGCTGTAGCGGCACCAGCCCCGTGCGCAGCTGCGGTAGTACAGCTCCCCACCACCAGCAGGCTCAAGCGTTTCGATGTGACCGCCACCGCGATCAGTGCGGCCGAGAACGATCGGCTCCGATGAAGACATCGCACCGTGCAGCAAACCTGCCACCAGTCTGGCGAGCCTCAGGGAAGCCCAGCGCGCAGCCCTTGCGGCTCAGCTCCCACTGCAGGCAATCCCAGCACATCCGCGGCGACCCTGCAGGGCGGATCCGCAGCACTGCGGCCTGGTAGATCCGCTGAGCGCGCAGTAGCGCTTCCTGCAGCTGGACGGTGCCAGTGTCGGCCTCGAGCTGGTGCTCAGCCTTGGGGCCAAGGTTCACCCGGCAGTGCCACGTCCGATCTGCACGGTCGCAGAACAGCAGCAGGCGGCCGGCGTAAAGGCTGATCATTCGTCTTCGCCGTAGGCCGGTGCGTGATACAGCCGCTCGAGGAGGTGACTGGCCGGTTCATCGTTGCCGCCGGTCACATAGCAGGCGAC